TTAATCCAGACAATCTTTCACACGCTCTTTAATATCTTTAAATAATTCACTATTTTTATCCAGATGTGCTTTGATATCAATGATTCTTGCGGTATTGATCCATTTGGCATCATTGATAAATAAAACAGACTCTTTATTCATACCTTTGATCTTACCTAATCGCATCAAATGTTTTTTCCCATTAGGATTTTCTTTTCCATATGCCTGATGATATGTAGCTTTATTTCCACTCATTGGCACCACAAATGCCTTATTGTGAAACATGGTCACAATCAAACCAAAATGTTGATATCCGATCTCATTCCTATATGTATATAATTGCAACATTATAAATGCAATATTTATTAGTATATTTAATGCCTGTAATGTATTACAGGTGAGCATCAAAACTTATTTCTAACTTTTTACATATTGCTTTGTATTGATCAATCGTAAAAATGCATTGATCCTCATAGTAACAATATATACAGATTGGCAGTTTCGCACATTCTGCCAATTCCTCAATGCTAATACATTTGTTTAATCTTGTAATTTTTATGATGTTCATGCTGTCTATCCCTCCAAGTCAAGATTAGACAACTAATATGAGTATTTAATAATACATACAGGCATTAGCGATAAAATTATCGCTTTAAGATATTATCATAGCTATGTACACCATTACACTGGTAATTATTTCCATATGTTTTTTATGTATACGCCACATCCCTAAAATGTTAAATTTCGTGCAGTTTTCTTGCATTTGCAAAATCCTGTTATACGCTTGATATGTAAAGGCAATTAATATGAGTGTTATGAGCATTTAAAATTACAAGATATGATTCGCGCCTCAAATCTTGTAAACAAAAAAAATCCCCAATCCTTTAATATATAAGGAAAGGGGATTTTTATTATTTGTATGTTACTTTACTCAGATATGCTGATTTAACCCATGCATTAAATCGTCCAATCTTGAGCTTACAAGAGTCTGTTGGCATATCTAATGCTAATACTTTATAATCACCTGATACTACAAAGCTCTCACCTACGTGCAATACTTGGTCTACTCTTTTTGTATTTTTGCCTTTAACCTCAGTGCAAGGATAAGAGTCAATCCAATGATAAGATTTTGATGGCTCACCACCGATTAATTTTTTACAACATACTGTGTTGTTTGGGATATCCAAATAGTCGGCTGTACAAGTGATATTTACGCATACAGTATCCCCAACATATAATCTTGCATTAGGATCCTCGTGGCGCTTTTTAACTGGTGTAGGTGCTGGCTTATGCATGTTAGCTAAAACTGTTGGATAATCTTTATAACACCAGTTTACGTCAGTACGTGCACTTGATCCTGGTACCACTCCATCGCTAGAGTATTGCCACATACCACAATCCATACTAGGTTTATCAATACCCCAGTGTGCTAACCAAGGGTCAATACTATCAATCAATGACTTGTCCTTTGCACGTAATCGGTCAAACCAAGACTTTGACATATATAATGTTAAATACTTTCCTGCGCCCTCGATTACGTCCTTAAAGATTTTGATTGTACGCAAGTTTTGAGCATCATCAACACCATTACGTGCTTTCCAACCATCGGCATCTTCCATATCCAGATTTAATGGGTATGTATAACCGCCTAATTCGTTACACAATGCCAAAAACTTTGTAGCTTCCGTTTTTGCATCGTTATCAGTAGCTGCATAGCTATAGTGATAAAATCCATATGGTAAACCAGCTTCTTTACATTTCTGTACGTTTCTTCTGATTAACTTATCTTCCGCAAAATGCCCCCAGCTAGTTCTTAACATTACATACTTTACACCTGATGCTTTCATTCTTTCAAAATCTACATTGCCATTATGCTCACTAATATCTACTCCAAATAATTTTGTTGTCATTTTTATTTTTCCTCACTTTCGTTTTCAAATTGATCAAAGACGCCCTTTTCCAAACACCTTTGATATGTTCTTTCTATATAGCGTATTCTGTGTCTAGTACGCCATTCTCGATTCCATGCTTTTTAATTAGCCTATGGTATTTTGTATTGATATCTACAATATGATGATATTCTTCTTTTGTGTGCTGCCTGTGATTTCTACAGGAGTTAGCGAAATCCATTATCTCGTACCTTATTCTATCAATCTCGTTTTGGTCAACGGTTTTTCCAATTGATATGACTTCTTTTTTTAAGTCGCCATTTAACTGCTCGCCTATCCATTTAAATAACCATGTCCAAGGATTAATCTTAATGGGTGTGATCTGTATTACGATTGACCCTGCTAATAACATGGCCAGTTGTTTAATCCACTCATCCATTGGCTACTCCTTGTGATCTAATGCGTCTGCAACCTCGTTAGGTTTACCGTTAAGGATATTGATAAATGTATTATATGCATCCTTAATATATCTCCAAGCAGCTACTCCAATCGTAGCACAAATCATTGCAACGGTAATTAGATCATGTACCTGGTCATTAATGTTTGGCACATATTGTGTTAATAGTGTCGTGGCCACATCCACAGCAATAACCATTAGCAAAGTACCAATCACAAGTACAATAGCTTTTTTAAGTCCAAGCCACAAGCGTTTGCCATCAAATTGCTCACCTGCGATGTTAATGTTATGGTACAAACTTAATACCACATTTGATGCACAAGCTAATAATAAAATAGCATAGCATACTAAAATCATTTGCATATCTGTTAGTAATAGTTTTAATAAAGTTTCCATTCTTTTTCCTCCATAAAAGAGAGCCTACATTTGGCTCTCTAATTGTTTTATTCTGTTTTGCAACACGTTTAATTTAGCATCATACTCATTTTTCATGTTTTGCATTTCGATTTTATGCTCGTTCTTCATTTGATATAATTTAACATCAAACTCGCTTGCCAAAGTATCTATCTTTGACATTTTTGATAACATTGTATTTAGCATTGCTCCTTGCGTATCTACAGCCTTAATGGTCTTTTGTATCATGTGGGTATTCAATGCAATAAATTCTTCATATCTAAGTAAATGCATTTCATTGATGCCCTTATCTAATAGTAAATTAGAATCAGTATCATCTTCTGTCCTAGTTATATTCTTATCAATGATAACGCCAGCAAAATCATTGGTAGATAAACCAGACTTATATAATGCACTTTCTACTTCTTGTGCCACGTAACCAAAGTGATCACGCTTAGCTGTTCCAGTTTTATATTTATAAATAGTGGGTCTAAGATTCATAAAGAAATCGTTATATCTTTCGTCAAATGCCCTGAAATCATACTTTAAGTTCCTATCAGATGTAATAGCGGCTCCGTTTACTTGGCAATATCCACCACTATGATTATATAACTTAACATATTTACCACGTATATATGTCCATTGGTCATAACTCATAGATGAACATCCATAATAACATGATCTTAAATCTTCGCTTCTAGCAATTAAATCATGATTTTTACCATCTATCCATGTTGCATATACTGCAATTGAGTTTGAGCTATCAAATTTTATTCCATTTCGCATATATACAGCACCATCTATCTTGACATATCCACTATTATCTATTCGAATCATAGAACCTGCATTGCTAATAACTACTCCATCCGATATAGCACTACAGTAAGCTCCTCCTGTTGACCTTATATATGACGCGGATGAAGTCACATTTATTGCGTTAGCGTTATAAGATATAAACTGTGAAGTCCCATTAAAATATATATATTTATTTCCACTGCTTGGAGTATTCAAATAAATATTATTACCTACTTTTAAATCAGTAGTTACATTAATCGTTGTGTTAGATGATATCTTTCCACCGACTATTTCAGTACCTTCTAGTTTATTACCTCTGATGTGGTTTGCTGTAATGGTACCAGTTTTTATATAATCGCCATATATCTCTGTAGTACCTTTTGTAAATGTTGATATAAGATTTTCTGATCCTAAATCAAATACATTTGCGTAAACTAAATACCAACTAAAACCAGTTTCTCCATTCGTTATATAGAAAAATCCAGTTGTTGAAATCGAACCAGTTCCAGCTTTTATTTTACATACATATTCTGTCCATGTGTTCGTCCCAGCTACAGGTGTTAACCACTCTTGTTTTGCGCCATCTCCCATACTATTAGTTGCCCATGCAATATTTCTTCCTGAAGGAATCATAGCAATAAGTTTAAACAAATATGTATGTCCAGCTTTTGGTGTAAATCCCCAATTCACACCACCATGACCAGGTGATGTGGTACCGTTAGATGTGACTTTAATTCTGTATGGTGTATCATAGCTCCACCCACTCGCTTTAGCTTCACGGGTAATAGTTACCGCACCATTGCTAGAATTATTGTACACTTTAAGACCATTGGTTCCACGCAAGAAAGCTGGATCATTGTACATACTTTGACCTTGTGATAATGCCATAGACATCCAATATGCTTTATAGGCGTTATCGTATCCAGTATTTATTTTGCTTTGTACTCCACTGTCCAAATCTCCTATCACAATAGTACCTGTTGCAATTTGAGCAGACGTTATCGTATTAGTTGCAATCCAACCGCCTTGGATATAAGTACTTGTACTAACTGCATTGTTAGTCCACTTAAGTACCATTGCTCTTAGATTAGTCATATTACCACCATTAGTATTAGTCCAATCGTAAGCAGTTTTACCTTTATCCCAGTTAGCTTTATTTGTATTGATAGATGACATAGCATTGTTACCGTTATTAACTTTGGTTTGGGTAGTACTGTCCAACATGCTAATAGTTACTTTACCTGTAAGTTCTATTTTACTTGCATCTATCTTAATTGTTTCCGCTGTTTGGTTGATACTAGATATAATCTCGGTTTTACCAACCTTACCAGTAAGATCATTCTTGTAACTCGTTGAGTTTCTAACAGTCGTAACAATAGCACTGTCAGTGATTTTTTGTTCAGCACTTGTTCTCCACGTCTTAAGTGCAGAAACATCTCCATTAATTGTATTGACCGTTGCTTGTGTAGCATAGGTCTTTGATACGTTGGATGTTATCTCATTGGCTTTGGTTGTGATTGCTGAGTTCATCTGTGTGGTAGTTGAGTAGTTTTTAAACTTTCCGTCAACTGTAGCAATAGATGCGTCTATATCTTCTGGTGCTGGTGTCCAAGGAGATGGTTTAGTACCTTCTTCAATAACCAAATTCCTTAAGATATAAGAAACGTTTGCCGCACAACTTGCGCCAGTCATATACATAACTTGTGCGCTCATTGTAGGAAATGTAGCAATAGTAGTTAGAGTTACATAAAGTTTTGTCCAAACATTTTTAGGTGCAACTTTTGTTGTTTGCTCATTCGTGAATATATTTGTTCCGTCACCATTTCTGAATGAAATAGTGAATTTTGTGTCCACAGAAGGTTTGATTTCAAAAGATATAGTATACTTCTTGTTAGGCATGTACTTAGATACATTTATGTAACTATATGACATATAATTCCAACCACTGCCAGAAGTACTATCTTTTGTTATCTTACAGCATTTAATACCGTTCTCTACAACCTCAGTCATAGTCTTGCCTGAGTTTGTTTGCATACTCCAACCCCAACCAGTAATACCTTTATTCGTGTTAGTAGCAATGTTTCTACCACCAATTTCCAAAGCATTAAATTCTGCCTTGGTTGTATATGTACTGGCTACCGCTGTAGTAATCTTGTTGGATTCTTGAGTGATAGCACTATTCATGGCTGATGTTGTACTATAAGATTTTAACAATGTTGTAGTATTAGCATTAGCGCTATTGATTGCATCCGTTTTAGCTTGATTAGCTTTGTTAGTTGCATCTGTGGCCGCATCACTTTTTACCTTGCTAACCTCAGTCTTAGTACTGTATGTGCTAGATACGGTGGTCTTAAATCCATTAACATCTTGTTGTAAACTTGCATACTTATCAGTAACCGTTTTAATTTCAGTTGTGATACGAGTGTTGACGGTGTTAATAGATGAATCTACATCTTGTGGTGCAGGAGAATAATTTGTAGGTTTAGTTCCTTTCTCAATCTTAAGAGTAGGTAAATCAACTATCATTCCACTGAACCTGATATATTCTATTCCACTATCAATAGTCATTAATCTACCTAAAGATTGACTATTGTTGTTAATACCTTTGACAAACTTTTTATCTTTGTCGTAATAACAAACGGAAGGAGATATGCCTAAATTGGAATATCCACTCGCAACAAGATTTTTAAAACCTTTAACAGGAATATAATCAGAATAGAACCAACCATTTTCAGTTACTTCCGCACCTGAATTATTTAAATATTTGTATTTTGTGACATTTTTTACAATAAGTAAATTTATGCCGCCTAATTCCAAACCATCAATCTTACTATTTGCTGTATTGGCAGTTGACTGCGCCTTATTTGCATTATCCAATGCTGTAGGGGCTTTGTCCCAGTTAGCTTTATTGTTATTAACTGTGTTAGTGACAGTAGTAAGTTTTGACGTATGCTCACCAACTGTACTAGATAATCCTTTGACCGTCTGGTCTAAAGCGCTATAGTTTGTCTGCAAAGTTGTAATATTGCCTTTTGCAGTAGTAATATCGCCTTGTACAGCTGTAATATCTTTTTTGACCTGTGTAGTGTCACTGATTAACGTTGATATCTTACCGTCTTGTGCGGTTAACTGAGTGCTGTGAGATTTAACGGTTTCTGTTACTGTAGTTACTTTTGTATCTACAGCATTTGCCTTAGTGTCATCGGTATACTTATCAGCCTTTTCCCAATCACTTGCTGTGTAACTTCCTGTTGCTCTAGCTGTCTTACACCTCATGATGACACCACTTGTACCTTGCACCCATAAATCTCCTACTTGATAAGGAGGAGTTGGTTGAGCACTAAATACTTTAGCTTTGCTATTGGCTACAGATTGAGCATTGTTGGCAGTGTTTTGGGCATTGTTTGCATTAGTCAGTGCTGTTGGTGCCTTATCCCAATTTGACTTATTGTCGCTTACTGTCTTAGTTACTGTATTAGCAGTATTTAAGGCGTTAGTTGCATTTGTACTAGCTGTATCCCATTTAGTCTTATTATCTGTCACAGTCTTTGTCACAGTGTTAACATTAGATGTTACAGTAGATACAGATGTCTCCATTTTACCAAATGCTACATCAAGTGATTTACCGTCATATAAGATATGGGATGATTCTATCAACGTAGAGTTCGCGTTGATTTTTTGTATAACACTTGTAATGTTAATTTTATCTCCTGATATATTAGCGTTATCAGATACCATATCATTTACGATGATAGGTCGTTGTATACCTTTTGATGTAATGCCTGTTGCATCAAACATCAAATTACCAGACTTATCCCAAACATACATGTTGTAGTCGCCTGATGCATCTTTGCCTACTTGCACACGTACTCTATTGGTATCACTGATTTGGATTGTATTGTCTGTGATCGATAGATTACCGCTGTCAGATTTTACCTTAAACCTCGTTGTACTAATATCCCCAGCTAACAAATCATTAACTGTAATATTGGATGATACGATTGACTTTAAAAAGGCATTATCAATCACTGCTGTGCTGGCGTTGATAACAAGAGAGTGTATGCTATCAGATGTCGTAACTCTATTTACGATAGTGTCCAATGTAGCGACACTGCTCTCTAATACTGTGATTTTACCGCTAATAGATGTTAAATCTGTGATATCTGCTTTGCCTATGATAGCTTGATTAAGCTTAGCGATTTCGGCGTTTAACGTGATTGTAGTAACACTTGTAGCCTCTAATGTACCAATCCTGGCTAGAGCTGCCGCAAGATCCTGTATAGTTGCGCTTTTAACTCTAAGGTCATCAATCTCAGCTCTGATCGCTGTAAAGTCTACAACCTTTTGGACTTGTACATCAAAATCACTAATCTGCGATGTGGTAATGCTATCCACTTTGCTACCGTCTAATGTACCGTTATCTGTTGTTACATTATTAATAGTGTCGGATGCATCTCGCATCTCCTGCTGAATATCCTCAAATTTTAATATACTATTAGCAACCTCACATTTATTTTTGTTCGGTTCATCAGGATATTCTACTAAGCTTACGATCCTGGTTTTTTCAAATGTATTTGTGCTTTCATGCATAAGTGTAACAGTGTCGCCTAATCCAAAGCTTAAAATATCAACATAATCGTCCGATATTTTAGCAAGGTCAATGATTTGCAAACTATATGCATTAAGTGGTGTTGACATCTCATCAAGCTTCGCCTGAGCATCGGCTTTTAGATTTTCGGCCACAGTATATCTTTGGTCAGTCCAAATATATAACTTATCTTTTTTACTGTATGTGTGATTAGATAATATAGGATCACCATCATTGACACTTTCGATTGTTAGCCCATTTGCTCCAATCGGTTTTATTTGAGTATAAAAATCATAAGATGTTACTTGCTTATTTAATTGCTTTAGATTTAACTGTTCCGCAAAATATACACCTTTATCACTACCGATATGTTCATAAATGTCTACAACTTTATCCTTGCTGTTGATCTTGATTTCTGCACGATACGTTTTACGGGCATCTTGCATGATTTTCCAAGGAGTAGTATTGGTCCGTCTAATCGTTCGTTTCTTTTTGATTTCACAAATTCCGACATGCCATCCAGTGCCTAAAAAAGCATAATCTAGGCACTCTTTCATGGTCTTTTCAACAGACTCAAAGCTATCCATATAACTTTCTAGTTCTTCCACATTAAGACTACACTGTATTTGATACCAACCGTTACTAGATGGTGTAATTGATTTTATAACAAAATCATCATTGGGTGTGCTTATATATGCCTCTGTATATACATCCCTTAGTTGACTGCCAGGCATCAAAAAAGACAGTGTCTTATCCCCAGTTGATAGTACACTGTCTATATGTAAATCTTTTATTTGGTGCAAAGGCCGTAGTTTGATATGTTGTCTATCGTATAAAGTAAGTATCACATGAGATCACCTCCCTTCGATACTTACATTTTTATTCTTCAATCATGAAATCTAAGTTGTAATAGTCAATTGGAGCTAATCCAGCACTCTCTAAATCATCTAATTTAATCATTTTCCATGCTGTATTAACTTCCTGTTCCCCTAATTCTTTGATTTCTCTTTCAAAATCTTTGAGTTTTTCATTTGGCACATCATAATTATCTCCGATAACAACAGGTTCTCCATTTTCATCAAGATTAGCATATTTTTTTACAATTGCTTTTCTTGCCTCATCATATGCCTCGATTTCATCGTTGTAAGGCTTGATGTTTTTTGATATCTGATAATTAACCTTACCACTTAATTTATCACGCTGTGATACCAAGTAAGCAAAGGATGATTTACCTTCTAAAAGTACATTTAGTGTTAATTTTTCCATTATTATTTACCTCCTGCAATTTCTGCTAACATCTTTTCTTGTTCTGCATAAACTTCATCTTCACATTTCGTAATCTCTGCTTTGATAGCAGTACGATTTTCTTTGTATAATACCTGATCATTAATATATGGTGTCATGCCATTTACCTGATCAGGATTAGCTGTATTGATATCTGCCGTAAATGTTACAGCTGGTACTCCATCAACCTTAATCTGTTTGTTAAAATTTACATTTTTACTGCCGTCTACTGTAATGTTTGCCATTTTTATTTATCCTCCTGCCTATATATATCTAGGCTCGTATTTAACTTTTATTTCGCAATTTACATTGTTAACTTTTATCGTATTTTTGCCTGGCACCAAAAAAGGAAACTCTATTAATGTTGAGTCTCCGAATTTGTTAGTACCATCTATGGTTATTAAACATTTTTTGCCATCAATGACTAGAGTAGATCCTAATGGTATATCATGTACCTTTATACTATTTATCTCAAAATCAATGATAGATGTTAATGCTTTTATTTCGTATGTACACGGTGTTTTCGTAGTACCTTCAACCGTTATTTCCTGGCTACTGCTTTTTGCTAAAGTGACATTTTTTTCTTCCTTGTACATATATGGACTGTATAGCATATAGGTTATTTCATTTGCCAATCTGTTTATTCTCATTTTTGTTCCATTTTGATAAATATAAGGAAAGAGATATTTAGAATCATCTTCTTTCAAAATACCTCTTGTGAATAACCTTTGTAGTTTGCTTTCTTTTTCTTCAATATCTTCCAAATCATTTCCCACAACAAGCAACTTTATTGTTAATAGGTTGTACCTATATTCTTCAGGCAGTGTCATAATAGGTGTCAGCGCGCCTGTTATCCAGTCATCATAATTAACAATCTCTCTTGGCTGTTTGTCAAAACTCAATACTACAACGCCAATAATTTCTTCGATGTTTATATCGTTTACTATCATTATCTCACCGCCTTAAGTTTCAACGCAGCCTGATTAAAAAAGTAATCAATGCCATCATGATCACTAAACGTATAATTGCCGTTGAAATTAATTGTTTGTCCAGTTTGATCGTTTCCTTCTACTTTGTTTCTCGTGTAGGCTTCGTTTTCATCTGAATCAAGTATTCTTTCACCCTTGTGTAGTCTCGCCGTATATCCGTCATATGGAACATACGATAATCCATTGGCATGGAACCCTTTAACAGCCTCTAAGGCCATGTTGTATCCATTTTGCACAAAAGTATCTAAGTGTATAGTCTCTACAGTAGCTGTTTTACTTTCAGGTTGCCATCTATCCCATTTTCCGAACATTTTATCCCATCTACTTACGATATCGCCAGTGCTTATGTCAATCTTATCTGCCATATCTTCATGAGCAGACATAAGCTTATTGATACCGTCTTTTCTTGTTTTTTCGGCTGCTTTAACAACACCGTCATATTCGTCATTGGCTGATTTTATAATGGCATCAGCTTTTTCTTTGTATTTTCCATTTTCTAAAGTTTTGAGTTTTTCAGCTTCTAAAACTAAAGCATCTCTTTTTTCGGCCGCTGTTTTAATACTATCATCTTTTAACTTATTCATTTGTTTGATAGATTCTCCTACCATTTCAGCAGTTATTCTTTTATTACTGGATGCTAAACGATTCAATATTACATTTTGCTCTGCTTCATTGTCCGCCATCGCTTGTACAGCTTGTCTTTTCATTTCATCATATATCTCATCTATACGTTTTTGCTGGTCTTGAGTTATCTTACCACCATTATCTGCTATATCTTTATAGATCTTTGTTAGCTCATTTTTCAATTTGGTAGTTTCATCAACCCTGTCATCATAACCTTTATTGACACTTGCCATGATTTCGTCCTGCTCTTTTTTTGTAAGGGCAGTTGTATTATCAAACATATCTTGATAGCCTTTAATAACCTCGTCTCTTTGTGTATTTGTGGCATCGATGATTGATTTAGACATAGCACTAACTTTTCCATTAATGGATTTAATGCTATCATCAGTTACTTTGGTAATTCCGGTATACATATTCATTGATTCTTGTTGCACTTGATTTGATAAGTTTAAATAGCTTTGTACTTGCTTTTGTGTTTCTTCTGATATCTTAGTTGTGGTATATTCCCATTGTCCAGTAACTGTATTCAATGTTGCCTTTGTTTCAGTCTTGAACAAGTCTACTTCTGGTATAACTTCTTTATTAAGATTATCGTATATCATCTTTCCGCCAGCCACTACAGCTGCCGCTCCAATAACCCAAGGTGCTGCCGCTGCCGCCATGCCGCCTAAACTAGCTAATAAACCGCCACTAGATGTTGCTGCTCCAGCAAGAGCTGTTCCTAATTTACCTGCAATGCCTCCACAGTCCATTAATTTTAATCCAGCTCCACCAACAACTGATGTTAATTTTGATACGCCAGCACCAGTTGTAACAGCTGTGGAACCGACAGAACCAAGTCCACCGACCAGTTTACTTATCAATGGTATACCTTGCTTTATTCCTGTTCCTAGTCCAGATATGATAGGTTTGAGTTTACCATAGGTTGATACTAAGCCACCACCTACCTTAAGTACTGGACCGGCCGCAGCCGCCAATAATCCGAATTTGATTATACTATCCTGCATGCCCGGCGATAAACTAGTAAAACCATCTACAAGCTTTGATATAAACTTAGCCGCTTCTGTTACGATAGGTATGGCCTTAGACCCAAGTTTTATAGCTTCATTCTTGAGTTCGTTGAGAGCACCTTTTAACTGTTCAGCTGGGGTAGCATCCATTTTATCAAAAGCCTCTTGTGTGGCACCAGCCGATTTTTGCATAGCATCCAACATTTCGTTATATTCAATGCCATCGCCTTTCGCCGAAACCATGGCCGCAGAACCTGCTTCGACCGATCCAAACATATCCTTTAATGTTTTACCATTCTTCTCGGCGTAACTGCTTAAGGTATTAAGTATTTCAGAAGTTGATTTTCCTTCTTTTTTTAGATCTGCAAAACCTTTTCCGGTCAGTTCACGAAGTGCCTTATCGGTCAGTGATCCGGATTTCCCAAGTTCTGAAAGCATAGATTTCAAATATGTTCCTGATTCCGCCGTTGCAATACCATTTTTGGTAAGCTGTGCATATGATGCTGATAATTCATCAATGCCAAAGTTAACACTGGATGCTACTGGTATTACTGCGCCCATACTGGATGCTAGTTCATCGACGGTTGTCTTACCTAAATTTTGTGTGGTAATCAACATGTCTGATATCTTGGTAGCATCATCTGTAGATAGATTATAACCATTAATCGCAGTTGTCATGACATCTACTGCTTTAGCACCGTCTGTAAATCCACCTTTAGCAAGTTTCATCGCATCTGTTGTAAATTTGATAGCTTTCGTCTGATCAACGCCAGCCGAAATACTTCCGTAAACAGCTTCGCTAAATTCTCCGACCGCTACTTTAGATTTACTAGATGCTTCTATAATGTCGTTTTTATATTTATCGTAATCCACAACATTTTTATCAAGTAAGGTTGATACTTTGGCGAATGATGACTCGTAATCCACTGCCATTTTAGTGGCCGCTATACCAGCTCCAGCTAAAGGTACGGTCAATGTCTTTGTGAGGGTTCCGCCTAGCTTAGACATATTTTCTCCAACTTTAACTGTCTTTTCCATCTGTTTTGACACTTCATTAGCTTTGGCTTTTGCCTCAACTGATATCTTATCCATATCAGACTTAAAGCCAGCTATATCAACCTTAACTTCTGTCCATAGTGATGCTAGTTGCATACCACCTGTCATAATTTATCACCTCGCTCCTGGAATCTGTGGATTGCTTCTATATCCGGTTCCGTTTGTTGTAACCGCCAGAAGTCTTTTAGCATCTTCCTTCCGTCTTCTGAGCGTGTTTGATTATATATCCAGGTGTTTTTACGAAACAAAAGAAAAAGGCTGATAGGCAATTCTACAATAGTGCTTATTGGCATCCCTGTATAATCTGCTATAGCCTTTATTTCTCCAGTTTCATTTTTGTACGATTTTTCCCACTCCTCTGTTTTGTAATACTTAGCAAATACAGCATCACAAACTTGTTGATCATCTGGGAGTGGGAGTTTTAGTTTGGGTCAGATAGAGCACTATCTGCATTGACCATCAATGATCTGCAAATTTCTAGTACAAAAGACCTCGGGAACTTTTCTACTTCTTCTGGTTTTACTGTGATTTTTTCTTTGTTACGATTGATCATCTGCATCACAAGCGTTTTCTGTGTGTCCACGAACGCAGACAAAGGTTCGGTTGATTCTTTTTCAAAGTATTCTTTTACCATTTCCAATGATGGTTCATATACATGGATAGTCTTATCTTTTAATCTAACTTCTAATGTGCGATTAAGATACTTGCTTAAATCTATCATTATGCTTCACCTCCAGATAATGCCGCAACTTCTTCATCGGTCAATTCTTCATCGATTCTGGCCAAAAAATTTTTGATATACTCAATGGCCGTAATTTGTGCATCTACCGTCAATTCTTTTGTAGTAAACTCAATTGCAAATCCATTGCCACCTTGTCCAATCATTGTAAAACGCAATTTCTTACCATTTTGTTTTTGATGTACAAAACGTAATAAGATGGTTTTTAATTCTGGGTTTGATCCGCCAAAAATCAATGAGCGTTTCTTTGTTGTTTTATCCTCTGTAATTTTCGCAGTAGATAATAGCGCAAGTTGTTTTAAATCCCATGATAAAATACCGGTTTTTGCTGTTATTTCTTCCTTAGTAATAAATGCGCGTACCGTCTTTCCATATTGATTAATGACATCATATTTTTCAGGTTTGTAATCTACACTGAATCCACCACTACAGTGCCCAACATTATTGACTTCTGTTTCGATAACTGCATCTTCTGGGATTTCTTTTTCAGTAAATTCATACATGTAGACTTCGCCAGCACCGAAAATAATTTCTTCTTTGTTTTTCATTTATTTACACCTCCATGTCATTGTAAATATTGTTATACATTCCCACATTTGGATTGTATCGTTAAATAAATCTCCGCCACCTGCTAATTCACTGTGATAGCTAAATCCTTCGTAATCCTTATAATCCATATCTGGGTTATCTAAAACCTCTACCACTTTTTGCTTAATATTAAGCAGATCATCATACACCTTTCCGATGATACGTATTTCTAGTTGGCTTTCAAGCAATAATCCACCGCTTACTGGTGTATGTTTATACACGATAGCAGGGTATGGACCAACAGAAAAAAAAGGCGTTACCTTTAAACCTGTCACGTCCTGAAGTAATCTCTTTATATGTTCTTTGTATATCATTCTCCGGCCAACATCCTTTCTACTTTGCTTTTACTACTATCTCTCGCAGGTTCCAAAAATGGATGTGGCCTTTGACCTTCCGTGTAATGCCACCCTTTGTATTTTCCTGCTTTAACACAATATACCCAAGGTACAAGTCTGCCATTTCCATCTTTTGCGTATATGCCAGTACCTTTTTCCACATAGGGAGCATAGTCAAGGTTACTAAATATCTTTCCAACAATTGACACACTATCAAATGTTACATCACTTGTTATAGATGCTCTTAATAGCCCCATATCAACAGGTACTTTCTTTTTCGCCGCAGTTTCCACCACCAAGCAAGCACGTTTCATATTTTTAATTGTGTCTTGTATGATTTGTTTTGTTGCTTTTTCAAGCGACTGCGTAAATTCACTGTTATCTACCATGTATCATTCCTCGCTTTTAATAGCAAAGTAGCAAATCGTCCTTGAGTATTAAAATATGTGATATCAAATTCCGTATCATCTATCTTAATGCGGTACTCTTTTTTATCGTCAAAATCTCTAAACATAGCGATTCCATTATGACTACTTTCAGCGTATTTCACAGATTGTACAGATTTAAAGCTATCATTCTTGTATATAGCTACATTTATATTGCTAACTTTAACATAATTTTCGATTGGCGCTCCACTTAGACTATCTTGTGGATCATTTACAAGTAAGATTGCTGGAATCATATCTGTATAGATGCTCACGGTAAATTCCTGTACTTCTTTAAAATGCGCCGTATAGATTTTGGGATATCCCCTGTATAAGTTTCACTCGTTCCAGCCTTTGAGCTACTTGTTACGCCTTCATTACCTGTAATTATTAAACGGTATACACATAGATCTTTTACAGGTGTTACTATTTTATTGTCTAAATCCTCACCACGATAATTGATAAAATCTAAGGCATCATTAATAGCATCATCCACTGTATCATTTATATATGTTTGATCAATATATTTGATATGAGGTTTTAGCTTCAATTTATCAGTCACGATTTTCCTTAATTCTTCAATTTGCATGTTCTCACCTCCCAAGAGGAAGGAGCATTTCTATGCTCCTTTAAATGTTGTGATAAGTTCATTGATTTTTTTTATAACTGTTAATAAATCGGCATCCTCTGCCAACGTTTCAATATTAACATTCATCTTTTCGTTTAATGTTTCTAATTCTTCTCTAACACGAGGTTGAATTCCGGTTATATCTTTATCCATATACTATTCCGCCTTAAGATTTGTAATAGCTCCATGCATAAATGCTGGACCGTGATCTAAACCAAATTTACCGTAAATCTGTCCAGATTCAGCTGCACCGGTTTTTGCTAATTCCTCGTAAAAGAAATTACCTTTTTCAGGTACTGGTTGGAACACAGGGGCAATCACGCTCATTTCAGCGCACAAAATTGAGCTTTGTGGAATAAATCTGTTTAACGCGATGCCAATATTGCCAAAGTCTGTTTCGATTTGTTTGATATTTACACCACCTACATTTCTGTCTTCTGGGGCATAAGCATAGATATCAGTAATAATTTGCTTTTGCGTTGATCCGGTCCAAAGAACCACGTTTGAAAAGTTTGCGCCTGCATCATACATTTTTTTAAACAACTGCTGTAATAAAGCACGTGTTAACGCAGCTGATTTGGCATCAATATTCGTTCCTCCGTTTCCGGCACACAACGCAAGCATACCGCGTGTTTTACTAGCTGTTTCTGATGTTGTAGCTTTTGCAAATGTGCCATTAAAAATTGTATACTCAATATCACGTGAAATTTTTTCTAATTTTCGTGCAATCTGCCAGTCTTTTTCGTTAGGTACATTATTTTGTTGTCCTGCTGTATTCAATCCACTCATATGTCCTCGATTAGATAGCTTTTCATAGCTGATTGATACAGCCTCTTGAAAAATCTGAGTAACATTAGTGTTTTGGCTTCTTGTAATTGCACTAGCATCTGGAGCGGTCAATGATGCCTTTTCTGTTATGTTTGGTTGTGTAGCGGTTGGCAGTGAATATTGACTGTCTGTTGTAAATTCAAAATCATCTGTTTGTACACCTCCAGTTAATCCGCCAATCATGGATAAAAAAGGTGTATTTGTGGAATCGGCCGTGAATAGATCTCCGGCATAATTTGGTAAACTCCAAATAGTTTCTGTAGGCATATTTTACTCCTCCTCTGGCATACTCGCCAATTTGTTTTTTGCAGCGACACGTTCAATCAATGGTTTAGACATATCATTCGCCAATTTTAACAGTTCTTCTCTTTCTGTTCCTTGGTTTTCAATGACTCCTACATTTTTCGGTGTACGCCCTGTTTTATCTGGTTTGAATAAATCTTTATATGTTTCTTTCAGTCCTTTAACTTGATCATCCAATCCTTCGACTGTACCATCTTCTTTGATTTTAAGTTTAGTACGGTCAATTTTCCCCGACATCAAGTCTGGATGTAGTGCATTGCTTAATGCTTTTTCTATTGCGGCATCATACTTCATGTTAGTAATGGCCGCTTCGTATTCTGTTTTGGCCTTTTTGTTAGCTTCTTGTGCTGCTTCTAGTTGTTTTTGTAAATCCTCGACAGACCCAGCTTTTTTTTAAATCTTCCAGCTGCTTATCACGTGCTTTAACATCAGCTTCAAGCTGTTTTTTAGCTTCCGCAGTAGTGTTGTACTGATCTTTTGGTACAACATTTTCTGGTGCTTGTTTATTAATTTCTTTGATAGCTTCTGCAAGATTTAATTTACCGTCTGCATCTGTGTGTTTTTCTAGAATATTTTTAATCCATTCCATATTGTCCTCCATAGCATTTTTATACCGCTCGCTTGCGGTCCGTAGGCCTGCCTATACCTGACAGTAGGTAAAATAAAAACACGTCTAACGTGTCATTTAAGATGTTTGCAAAAATATGGTAACTTCCTCTTAGGTGGGTCATTCATATAGTTGGTCCTTCCTTTTGTTTTCATTCCACAAAAAATGCAGGTATCGTGATATTTAACGACCCTGCAATTCAAATTTTTATCGTAATAGCTGTGACTTGTTGTCACATAGGCATGATGGCACACATCATTTAATACCTTTCCACGCCGTCTGTAATAAAAAGCCTAAAAGATACCATATCTTGTCCTTGATTTTTTCCATGCAAATTTCTGTACCCATACGTTCATTGTAATTCAATGGATCAACACATGCGGATGATTCAACTATTTCAAAACCATTCACAAGTACACACCTTACCAACGTTGTCCTGTCTCCTAATGTGCTTACATGTTTTTCTTTGATAAAATTTTCAACCATGTCAGGCCCTACAGAAACACCACTAGGCAAAACAGGATTATCATCCACTTTCAGATATGCTTTTTCAAACACATCTTTAGGTGACCATGAACAATAATCATCAGAGTATTGAACCAAATAGCCTTCCTTTTCAGGTTCTTCATCTGCAGGAATCTGCCATCCTTTGTATTTGTTGTAATCTCCCAAGTTCATTACCTCAGCTTTAATTAATTTTGTTCCGATATAACTATTCATTTCATTCTCCTTGTGGTTTTGCCACTAAAAAAGCACCCAATTCATTTATGAGTGCTTAATCTTTTTCTAATTCATCGAATTGTTCTTTAGTAATCTTGCCGGAAGCTAACAGTCTTTTATGCACTTCACTACTCATATATTTAGCGATTTTTATATCATCTTCTGTCAATTCAACATGCCCTACTACTTCTGGTTTTAAAGGTTCATGTAATTTCATTTTGTTATACTCTTCAATGTCACTGTTCCTCATATAACTACTCCTCCTCTAAATAAATATAAGTAGTGTCTCCGACTTTCTTAGTTTGTATTACTATAAACTTAGTTTCCCTCATAAATAGTATTTCATTTTCTTTAGGATTAAAACTACGTATATCCCTTCCATTTTTTGAAAGGATAATTATTTGTACATCCGCATCTTCATTATACACCTCGTTTATTGAAGAAGAAAGATATTGGTGGTAGTTAATTTCAGATCCTGGTTTGTGCATATCTATAAATTTAATTCTGTCTTCCCTATACATAAATGCCAATGAACGATTCACTATTCCACTTATAGCAGGCATTTTAGAGAGTGCAGAATCCAATTGCTTTATCCATTCCTTTTCTTCTTCGGTTAGACTATAACCATTTCTAAGATTGTCATTAAGAGTATAAGCATCTGGTCCAACATATTTAACAATGGCTGCTTTTTCTGACTCCAATAACTCTTGTGGCTTATTTTCTTCGATTATCGGAAGCCACGTGCATCTACACCCTGGGTGACATGGTAATACGGGAGCTTTATCAATATCCCATGTGCGTTCATGATTTGATCCACAAATTTCGCATGTACGTTCATCTTCCGCTGCCCACCATTGCACTTTTGTAACATCTGCATCTTTGTATCCTCTTAAAGCACTTCGATTCATATAATTAATGGTTTCAGTTCTAACCAAGCGGTGAGTTTCATTAAATGTTTTATTCATTATGTTAGATAACTGCACAGCCATCTCTGTCGCTGTTTTGCCTGTAGACACACCATCATTAATGATACCGTTTAAATTACGTTCTAGCTTTCCCATGTCATTCCACAGTCTTTCGCTAAAAAATGAGCCGTGCCAAGGGGATCTGAGCATCTGCTCCATTTCTCCTTTATTCAATTCGTCAAAATCTGCAATATTCAATGATTTCATAACGTTTTCGTAAACAGACTTTCCAGCTTTCAATATCCTATCAGATTGGATTTTTTCAATTTGTTCACCAAGTTTTTCTATTTGTTTGTATATTGTCCCTTGTTGGCCAAGTAGCTTGTTAAAACGATACTGTTGTGTCCTAGTTAATCCGCCTTGTTCCTCGGCTGTTTCAGCAAGAGCATATAATTCTTTTTTTTATAGCATTTGATGTTTTATCATACATTTTTAATAAGTCCATGTTTTGTTCTTCTACATCATTGTATGTTTTCCATGTCTCTCTTGCTATACGATCTTCCCAATAATCACTGTTTGTGTGCTTACTCATCTGTTATACCTCTGATGGGTACTTTATCCTGAAATGCCATATTTTCAGCTAGTGCTAACTTTTCTTTTTCTACGTCGTCAACCCACACACACTTACTTAACCATGTATCTTCTGATATACCTAAGTTTTTAGCAACTTGGCAGTTTTGTAGGTTTTCGGTCTCATTAACCTTCATATTCATATTTAATGAAAACTTAACATCTTCACTGGTGCTGATATTTAGATGTACATTAATAAAATATAATAAATCTTCAAAAGCATTTTGAAATTGTAAATTGAGAATGCCTGCTTTTAAATCCATGAAACTGTACATGAATGATAATGCAACGCCTGAAGGCGAATTTCCGAATTTATCCAAATCTTTTAAAACACCCTGTCCAGCTTCCACGATATCTCTTTTTAATTGTTCACAGTGTTCTTTTGCTGCTGTAATATCTGTTACAGATGATAATATAGATGCACTGTTATCTTCATCTTCATCGTTATCAAGCATCAATATTCCACTATTTAAGTTTTGACGTACTTCTTCTTGGTCGGCGTTTCCATATCCTTTTATTACATAAATTAAATCCCTTATTTCCTCTATATAATTTGATACCTCACTGCGCGATTTATCATATCCATCTATTAATCTCTTTACAAATTTTATATCCGGCTTCTCTATCAGATTGTTTTTAAATGCAATAAACGGTACCTTTCCCCATGATGTCCAATCATCATTTGCTATAAAGTGACTTATTTTATTTCCATAATCATCAAAACTTTTCTGACGATTAAGAAATAAGACAGATCCTTCTTGTGTGTAACATGTCATTCCGTCCGCTGTCCAATATTCCATGTGTGTGCGTATTTTATCTTCACCGTTTTCACGATATGCTTCATCATAGAAATAGACAATAGATTTTAATGACTCATGGCTATTATCTTCCCACTCTGGTATGATTTGTTCCGCCGGGCAAATCATGAATTGTAAATCACCTTGCTCATTTATATAAGGATGTAACCATCCAGTCCCTTTATTTGACGCTTCGTATCCCAATTGTAACAATTTATAGCTGAACTTTTTACCTAAAGCACTTTGAACTTTAGCAAGGTACTTTTTATCTTCACACGTTAATGTATATTCTTTCGATAAAGTGTAGCTAATTTTTTCATCTACCATATTTTTATACATCCCATGAGGTAGTTTATTATTAGCTCTACTGTCATCTTCTACTCTTTTACCAGTCGCTTTATCATAACGATATTTCTTACGATTTATAATATCATTATCTATCTCATAATACCTAACGCCTGTTAACATCAGTTTCCGTTTTTCGGAAACCATAAATGTATGAAACTGACTTTGGATATAATCTTGTATCTGTACTGGTTCTCGTATCGCACTCATAGCTGCCTTAGCACCTCTTTTCAATCGCTTAAATATTTTCATTGGTATTTCACCTCTTTGCGCATTATTGTATAGCAGAAGTATCTCACAGCATCCATAGCGTGGTCATGCTCCTTAACTGGCTTATCTTCACCTCGTTCGGAAGCTTTTTCATCCCAAATGTAACTAGCAAACTCTTTTATTGTGTTTTCACAGCATGCTAAAAAAGATATTTTATTAAGCCTCAGCATTGATCCTACAAAACGTATGCCGTTTTCCACATCATTCTTTCCTTTTTTTACATAGTAACCACGTTTTTTTAATTCTGCTTTAAACGATGCGGCCGATGGATCAAGGATGACTGCTTCTACTTTTATGCCATTTAAAAATACATCCAAATCATCTGCGTACTCACTATCTGTTTTCTGCCGACTTTCCTCACGCCCTGAATAGTAATACTCTTTTATACAAACCCAATCTCCCATGGCTTTTTTTTGCCACAAAAGAAAAACGGTCGCATTTTGCGTACCGTAATCACAGCTTACATAGTATTTGCTTGTCATTGTATCTTTTATCTCATTGATGACATGTTTTGCTTTGTCAAACATATCATAAATGATGCCCTCAGCTACTACCCATTTACCTAGGATGTAACGTTGATAAAACACGCCACTGTACATAGCTTTGTAACGCTCTTTGATGCGCTCTGACAAGCTCAAGTTGTCGTCCATAGTAAAGTGTAGATATATCAGATGCTTTTCTTTGCGTTTGTCTATCCAATTAACTTTAAACCAATGATATGGACCAGCAGGGTTACAGTTAAACCAAAACTTAGATCCATCTACACTACATCGCCCTGTTGCTTGATTTACAAAACTTTCAGGCATAAGTGCAACCTCATCAAAGAAACATCCAGCAAGTGTGATACCTTGAATCAAATCTTGTGATGATTCATCCTTTCCGCCAAATATGTAAAAATAGTTTTCTGCTCCATTTTTTATGACCACAACAAGGTTGTCTGCTCTATGGTCTTTAACCTTGTAGCCTCTACTACGCAACATCAATTTAAGTAGTGTCAAAACGTTACGTCTGAATGATCCGATTGTTTTTCCACACATACCAAAGTTTTGACCATTGAAAGATTCCATCGCCCAAAGGACAAAAGATAACGACATTACTAACGTTTTACCGGAACGTATGGCTCCGTCTGCAATCACGCCATCCATATCTTTTACTTTAGGATCAATCCACCATTTTAGAACCTTGAGTTGTTTTATGGAAAACGGCTTAAACTTGAATACTGATTTAGATTTCTTCATCTGTCCATTCGCCTGTTTCTGCGTTTTTTATAGCATCAATAAATCCATCATCATCAATGATTTCATCTTCTTTGGTTTCGGCTTTTAGCTTATCTGTATGTACTCTTAATTGCTCCAACTGTGCCTTTTGCATATCTGTAGCATCACTATAATGCTTATCAAGCCACTTCAACGCAAATTCTTTGCTAATGAGTTTTACAGATACGCCTTCTTTGCCTTGTTTCACTTCCTGGATAAGCGTTCCATCTACTTCTGATGAATCCTTAAAACGCACCACATTGATGTCTTTTGTTAATATCTTTTTCTCTTTAGTAATTGGATCAACAACTTCTAATGGGCCAAATGCTCCCGTAACTGCTACTGTTTCTTGACCGAACGTCATGTAGTCTGTTACATCTGAATAAGCAATATCTATCATCTTCTGGAAGTAGTCCTCGGCCGTATACATGGATTGTTTTATCTTAGCATCTTTGATTGATTGAATATGAGTTTGTATCTTAGGATTACTTAGTAACTTACATCCATTGACCATTGCTGTTGTATAGTCACATCCATAAGCCTTTTGATATGCTTTTGTCGCATTGAACCACCTTACATAATATAAACAAAAAAGGCGCTGTTTCTCGGTCAGCTCCTCATTGTTTAGTGTTTGTATTTCTTCTGGCAATAAATCTACTTTTGGTTGTCCATCTATGCCTTTACTTTGTTTGGTAACGTTACTTTTCCGATTGGTAACGTTACCTTTCAATTCCTCTTCCCATTTATCTTGAGATTTCCATTTACGGACTTGCGTATCATTTACATTGAGTTGAGATGCTATATCCTTTAGCAACATCTCGCCTTTGCTGTCTAGGTACATCTGCTTGGCTTTATCTCTGCTTGGGCTTCTTTGTCTTGGCATACATTCACTTCCTTAACTTTTTTATTTTCTGATTATTCTCGATCTTTTGTCATGGATATATCTTGATTCGATGATTACTTCATTCGTAATGCTATCATATATATTCATAATCTTTGGCATCTGTATTGCCATCCAGTCTACCATTTCTTCATTTATTGCCCAACTTTCACATAGATTGCTGTTTTGATCTAATCCTGATTCAAACAAAAAAGCATGTATCAACTCGTGTCTTAACACATGCTTTTGCATATCTCTTAAATTTTTTGTTTTATATTCAGGCGGTACATCATCTTGCATACTGATTAATATTTCTTTGGTGTAAAAATCTGTTTCTCCAGCTCTACCATCAATTGAGTCCACTAACTTTATCGTATAATCAGTGCCTAATATATTTACAATCATTTTCTAATACCTCTTTTATCGTAATTCCAGTTGCTGCTTGCTGCGTATCCGGATTGCATTTCATGTTCTCTTCGTTTGTTTTCCTCGTGTGTAGCCCTTAATTCAGCTTTATACCACTCACATCCTGCATGACATCCTGGATAACGTTTTTGACAATCTTTACATACTATGATCATGATTTATACGTCTCCTTTTTAACAATACAACACCACCCTAAAATTGGTGTTAGTAAGATATATTTATATGTGTAATTATTCATTTATATCATTCCTTTCAAAAATAAAAGCGCTTATATGGCGCTCCTTATAACTATTCATTTATACTTTTCAACCTATCTTCTAAAGCTCTGTCTGTATCACCATTCTTTTCATATGCGTTAGCTCTATTAAGATAATACTTTGACCTTGGTTTAATGTTTATGGCATTAGTAAAGTCACCAATTGCATGATGATAATCACTTATTTTATAATATGCCATTCCCCTATTAAAGTACACAACATCTAAATCTCGTATATTTTTCTTTTCAAGACCAATGACATAATCATATAATTTAATAGAGTTTTCAAATTCCCCTTTATTATATAATTCTAATGCCTCACTATTTTTTTCTTCAGCTATACCTTGCCAATCTTTTTCAAATAGATCTCTTACACTATATCCAAGTATTGATAATATGATACTAATGCCTCCGATAACTGCCCAAACTTTAAGAATGTGTGGTTTTATATTACTCCATGTTAGTTTTTTTCTTTTTTTATGTAAAATCATAATAGGTCCCTTCTCCCTTATAAATGATTATACTACAAAAGAAATAAATAAAAAGCCCCATTAGGAGCTTTACGCTGATATCTAAAGATATCGCTTTGTGGTTTTCTCGCTGACCATACAGCGGCGCACGATTAGGACTTGAACCTAATATATCCAGGTACTACCTGTTAACTTGCCACTTAGTTGACATGCGATATAAATGACATCGTAAGGTGATGTCTGCCCTCCGGCTCCTTGTTCTGCCAGACGAACACGTGACAACGCGCAATATTAAGCATGTCCTACCAACGCTTTTTGTCACTGACTAATACTATTTGTACGATTGATTAGTCTTTTGGAAAGGTTTTAGCAATGCTTACGTACACTATCATTGCAAGCTAATAGATTCGCCTTTTTTTAAATTCGTTTAGCGCTTTTTTCTGTCTACCTACATGAGTGCGCTAACTCATCCTTAGTCCAACTCGTTTCCTGCTGGAGGGCCACGTTTTTAACGGTTAACACAGGTCATTTAAACCGCCTATCTCATCGTTTGTTTGAGGGTATTGTCATAGATAGGTGAATACTTACCCTAATCTACCCATAATTACCTCCACGCAATTACAAGCAGATTAGGATAAGCATCAATTGGATGCTATCCCATCAAGTCACTCAAGAAAGGGAAATAGACGAAGAAACAAGGCGATTCTGAAATCCATAGGGGGAATATGTCTTTCCCTTGCTTCTTCATGCTATCATAATACCACGTTTTTTTGGTTACATTGTATCCTCTTTTATTTTTTATCTTTGTTACTGGTGAATAGCTTTTCTAAAACTTTATTTACATGCTTATACAGTGCCATCCTTGAAGCATAGTGGTATTTATCTGCTACATATTGATGATTTTTGTTCTCTATATATAAGTCAACAATCATTTGTCTATCTGTTGGATTAGTTATCTTCATTAACATCCCATTTACAAAATTCATTTTTTTTATGTATTCATTTCTCTCTAACTTTATTTGATCCTGTAACATGATAGGTTCAATTTTGTTTGGTTTATATGGGTTCCCAGCATTTTCGCATTTTGGTTCAGTTGATCCATTTGGACAACCTAATCCGTTAAGTTTTACGTCTAGTTCCTCAATGCGTTCATTACAATCTAAAATAGCCTTTGTATAGTATTCATTGCTCCTACAATCCCTTTTAAATTGCTCTATCTTATCCTTTAACGTTAGCATATCTACTCTATCCTCCCTACGTTTTGGTTTTGTTATCTGTCTCAAAAAATCATCATCCAAGCAATAATCTTGGTCTTTGATAATCTTTTGTACATCATCACTAAATTGATTTACATCTACTCCGTCTGTCACTCTCATACTATTACCTTTTATGCCATGTACCGTCTAGTAGATGCTGATAGATACCTGGTACCGGTACTGTTGCACGCCCATGTGTTGTCTCTAATACTTGTCTATTATCTATGTCAACCTTGTACCAACCAGTAAGCTCTTGTATTTCAAACGGTACACCAATTGGTATTCCTAATGATTCTAGTTTTTTAAGTTCTTGTGCTTTATTCATTTTTTTCTCCCTTTTTCAGTGCTTGGCCACAATGATAACAAAATTTTATTTTTTTGATTGCTACATTGTTAAAGTGTTTTTTGCAATTTGGACATTGATAAGCAAACTTAATCGGATCGTGCAATCCACCTGTGATTTCATATTTTATCATAGGTATTACGTTATCTTCTAATCCATCGCCATAAAGACTATTGTTTATTTTTTCTTCTATTGATTTTTGTAGTTCTTTTACATTTCCTTCATCTTTAGCTAGACGAGCATCATATCCTACAACTTTTAACTTTATATATTCCAATTCCTCATGCGTGAATTGTACTTTTTTATTCATTTTTGTATACCTCCAGTTAAAATGGCAAATCTTCTTCAGCTATTTTAAGCGTATCATTATCATTTGGATAAGATGCTCGTGATGTATCTGGTTCATAATCCTGGTTATTTGCATTGTAATCAGGTGTATATCCGCCTTGTGCATTGTTTGTACTAGCGGATTTGCTTTCCAGGAATTGTACGCTATCTGCTACCACTTCGGTAATATATATACGCTTTCCTGTTTGGTCATCATAGCTACGTGTCTGGATTCTTCCTTCCACTCCAACTAGACTTCCTTTGTGAAGATATTGTGCCATTAAATCAGCAACTTTGTTCCAAGCGATGCAATTGATAAAATCTGCTGTAGGTTGCCCCTTGGCCTTTACCTTACGGTCACAGGCGGTGGTAAAAGATACTACTGATTTACCAGCACCTGTTTTGCGCAATACTGGATCCTTTGTAAGACGGCCAACTAATACTACTCGATTGATCATATTAACCTCCTACTCATTAATCAACAATGATTGCATCAGCCATACTCATGAGATGTTCAAGGGCTTGCTCTGTATTGTTATCTTTAAATCTGTCTAATTTACCTTTAGGCTTTTTGTGTGCAATAATCTGTTTAATGATTGTGATATTATTTTTCGTAGCATCCACTCTTGTAATATCTTTTACCGTATTTTTGTCATCAGACTTATAGATATATAAGATTTGATTACCACAAATTACAGCTATAACATCTTCATTTTCTCCAATCTTATAGCATTCTTCTTCTCCACTGTATACATCGTAAAAGAATCCATTTAATTCATAAATTTCACCAGGACAGTAACATCTATTCTGTAGATAATCTGGCATATCTAATATATCTCTTAGTAACATTTTTCTTTTCTCTCTTTCCATTTCTTCTTCAAGTGTTTCCGTTAAATTTGTTCCACCATCATAAAAATGCGTGAAATAAGAATATGATCCATCATTATTTTTATTTAATACTGTCTCACGATCATATACATCTATATCTTTGTCATGTACACGATAAAGATCATCACCGACAACTATATATTCACCAATAGATTGTAAAGCACTTGTATAATCATCATATCCTTCAATCCCAATCATCATGGCTCTGCAAATTCTTTTGCACCTATCTTCAAGCAATTCATTTTCTCTTTTTTGTACTAAAACTAATTTACCTTTATGTATTTGTATACCGCTCATATTTCTTTCTCCTTTTTTTTATTTTACAGCTGCCTGTAATGTCATATTTGCGTCAATCAATAAATCATATGGGAAGTTATTTTTTGATAAGTAATCAAAGTATTTTCTTGTCTCTTTAAATGACTTTATATTATCTGTGTGATCATGCGTGTATTGTGTGAATATAACCTTTTCCAAGGCTTCTACATAATCGTTGTTTTTTATTTCCTTGGGTGCTGTACCTATGCATATTCTATTTTCGGTAAGCATGTTTGGCATTGCGTATTTATATAACTTAGTTTTTTTACCAAGATATTCTTTGTAGCAATATGCGTCTATTTGACATATTTTATTAGCTCTATGGTACATAATATAAATCGCATTTGGAAAGTTTATTTTGTATGCCTTTTGACGATATGTAACAATACGTTTATGTCCTGGCTGATTGATAACAACAGCATCTTTACCAAAACCTATGATCACATCATCCATTAATGTTATCTTTCCAAATTTTTTATGATCTCTGTTTGCTACATATGTTTCTAATTTTTCAATCAAACTTTCGATGTCGATAGATTTAAAGTACTCTTTATTTTCTATACTATCGTATTCTAAAGTTTGTATGTCGGAATTATTTTCAGTAACCTTCATTATAATCTGTTTCAAAAAATCACCTCCCTACTGCTTGATAAAATACCATTTATCAAAATGTATAAGTAATCATCATATCCTTCAACGTGATCATATGTATTTAGTGTTTCGTTATATTTATCAACATTTCTGATAGCTGGTAAATTCAAGATACTTGTTGATGCTATATCTTTTGATGACATGCTTAAATCAAGCTCATATGATCCACAATATCCGAATCCAACATAATGCCATAACCCTGGAGTTACTTCTGATAATCCTAACATTTTCAAAATTTTACATACATTAGTATATTGAGCACCATTTTCATCTAAAATAATCATAATTTGGACAAATTCATAATCATCTGTCAACTCATATTCATTATTTTTATAATAATCAACTAGTTCATCGTCATCTATTCCACAAAATTCATCTTCTAGCTCCGTGAATTCTTTGTTTATGTAGTTTGCTAATATACTTTCTTCATGATAATCTATAAGCCTTCTTCCTCTATTTGTATATCCAAAAAATGCATCTAGGATTGATTCCTCTGTTCCAAATATAATGTATTCATCATCCGATAAATAACATCCAAGAATTAAGTTAATCGTGATATTTTCATCTAATGAATTTAATTCTTTGTTATCAAAAGATGTCATAACATCAGCAAAATGAAAATCATGTACCAAATGATTGAATGGATCAACTTCACAATCAATTATTTGTTCTCTGTTTTCTGTTGTACATTCAAGAATTTGTTTAACCAAGGCTTCGTTTTTACATCTTTCAAGCAATGCTTTCATGTAAAATGCTGTACTGTTTTCTTGTATTTGATTATTCTTAGTAATGTACTGTCTCAAAACGCTTAACAATTGTTACACCTTCTTTCGCTGATCCGTGCACAATTGCACTAATATGTTCAAGTAGTGTTGTTGCCATTTTAAGATTAGTGACTAGGTATTGTATATTTCCTTCCGCCACTTGTGCCTCACAGCTTTTATCAGCTGGATGTATATCTTGACTTAGATTATACTTCTCGCTTCGTAACACGCCTGTTTCGTTGCCTTGTATTTTCGCTTTAACATATACATTACCGTCATATTCACTGTTGGCGCTGTCTAAATAAATACAATCATTTAAATCATGATATGTTTGCTCTAACAACATTCTTGTTTTATCGTTGTCCACACATCCAATAAGTACAGGTATATATCCATCATAACTTTTTACAAGCTCAACGATTTCTTTATTTGTCACATACTTATCTACCGCCTCGCATATATTCCCATAAAAAGTATTTATCTTGGTGGACAGTGCCAGCGCCTTATTTTCGCCAATATCATGGCTTTGATATGATTGACGAACCATGTTTTTTTCTTCCACTGTATCTCCGTCAATTAGTACCATTTTATGAGGCTGTTTAATAATCAATTTAGGTATATCCCGGGCCAGGAGGGAGCCGGTACCTCCGACTCCCACGATGATAAATACGCACTTCATACTCGCTACCCCTTTTTGTGTTGCTGGAATACAGGTACAAGCACATTATCATCTTGGATATAATCGTATTTAACATTGCCAGCAAACTCATAAAATCCATGCTCCAGCATTGCCTTTGTGATTTGATCCTCAGTGTAAACTTGACCCTCCGCAAAGATATAAGATACATCTCTTTTTTCAGCCGCTAAATATACTTCAAATGGATACGTGTATGATTTTTTTTCATCTTGCACATCTGCGTTTTCTTCTGGTTTACTTTCAGATTTTACTTTCTTTTCTTTTTTTGGTTTATCTGGCTTTGACTTATCTTCCAACGTTGCCGGTTTTAACATGCTCATTAGATCCATTTTATTCTACCTCCATTTTATCGGTACCTCTATAGTGTAGTGATCCAGCTTTAACATCATCATTTTGATAAAAGCACATGTTTTTGTTAAACGATAATGTCACATCACTTACATCTGATAAATCTATGATTTTTAATAAATTGTCAATACTTTGATACGTTTGTAACTTAGTGCCATTTATAACATCACATGATACAATGATATCAAAGTTATTTGTTTCCTCACTTGTTAACAGGTGCATTTGACCATTGATGTATTTAAACTCAACAAATTTGCTATAAGGCTTTAATAGTTTAAAAGTTTCATGTAGCTCAGCTTTGTCGAAAGCGGCCTTAAATATTTCACTGTACTCCAACTTTGGAATGTTCATAGACACATTTATAAGCGTGGTATAAAACATCTGTCCTCTCTCTGGGTTGGCAAACACTACAATCTTTTCGTCTGTGCTGCATGTTGTCATGTCTCCGATGTAATCAAATGCCTCTTTAGGGATGTTAATCTTATTTTTTAGATATGTGTCTTTTACAAAGATATAAAACACATGACTATCTGATATAAAATATCCGTTTGGCTCACAATTACATCCATTGGACTGTATTTTTACTTTGTCATTACCTACAAACTTTCTGCCTGGCAAGAAATCATTTGGCTTTATTTGCGTATCATAAACATCATCTATGTTTGGTATCAACATATCGATATCGGTAAGATTTGCGATTGTGATCTTACCATTTTTTGTTTTGACGGATATCTTGTTGTCCTTGATTGCGATATCCATTTGATCAAACATCGATAATGTCTGATAATCTTTTTTAGATATTGTAAACTCTACGCTATCAGATGATTGTATCGCATACATGCTAACAAACCCATATCCGTCATGGTCTGTGTTGTGGATAGTAACAACTCTATTGTCTGCCTTAACGTTGTTGTATAACATGGCATTGTGGAGCATTTTGCCTAATAGCTTCATAGCAACTTACCATCCATATCGTTTTTTTGTGTTATATAAACGCCTAAATTATCCATGGCGCTTTTTAAATTGCACAAGAATCCAATACAGTCAACCAACTGATTCCATTCGTGTGTATGTGTTTTGTAATCCTGTGCGATGTTGTCAAGTGTATTGATTACATCATTTAAATTCTCAATCATTTATTTTACCTCCTAAAACAGACTTTTCTGTCCGTATCTATCTTCCTTACCTGGGCGATACTTTTTAATCATTTCATACCGCATGTCACTATATTCGTTATTCCATTTCTCAACGCGTTCTTTTTCATATCCTTTGTCAAATGGCAATTGTACATTTTGTGCTATATACACATCTTTTAGCCAGTGCATAGCCGCCTTGTAACGTAATGGTTCATATGTATGTAGCGTTTCTAAATCTTGTTGTAAAAATCTGGAATATGGACACAAGAAACACCCTGTGCGACTTAGACCATAAACTGTATACGCTTTTGACAGTGGCACATGATGTTCTTGTATAAAATCTTCCACATCTTTTTCCGTCCAATCTATGATTGGCATTTTATTAACCATGCCCTTGTGATAAGCTGTACAGATACTTCCACCATTGGTTACTCTATTAAGCATGTTAAGCTCTCTAGCCCCCCCCTCTTCTTGTCGCATACCATTGATATACCCAAGGTATCCATTATCTTTACCATATTTCTCAAATGGCTGTTTTTTCAAGTATTTACAACACTTTTCTGTAGCTGTGATTCCAAAGTCAGGATGTAACATATGCATGTCTTTATTTGCTATTTGCAACTTAGCTCTTTTTTTATCAGCGCTTATTAACATGTTCAACGCTTTGATATCCTTACGTTTATGCCAACGACTAAGGTACTCACTCTTCATTTTTGACTTCATTGGTTTGCCATAATTTTTGATTATCCAATCAAATGGATGCTTAGGATCTGGTCTGATGACCTGTACATTATCGTAATAGTTATCCTTTACCCATTGTACAAACTCAACTGTTGCTCCTAACTCTATGCCTGTGTTACAAAACACTGCTGGTATTGCATTTGGAGGTATAGTGTATATATCCTGACACATTTTGATTAATGCCAACACTACAGTACTGTCCTTACCACCGCTAAATGATAAATAACATTTACCTCCAGTGTCATAATATATACTTTCTATACGTTCCATTGCCTTTACTATTTTTGTATTGTCCGTAATTATTTTTCCTCCAGTTTCTTTAGAAGCTCGTTTAACTCATTGTCATCCACATTTATGTCCTTTTGCGCTAAATCTTGATTATTAAACCAATCAGGTAATTGCTTGCTCTCCACACTATTTGATTTTTTGTTGATGTAATTACCGTCAAGTATCTTGGCCATATTAGTATCTTTCATAATCCAGTCAAAGTTTGCTGACCAGTTACGATTATTAGCTCCTTTCAAAAAGTCACTTTGCTCAGCCATTGAGAACACTCTTTGTATGTCATCGATGCTATATGTACGTAATCTTGCTTTGATAGATTTTTTACGAGCATCAGATAATTTTGTTAGACGAGGATACGACACGCAAGTGTTGTTATACATATCAGCGATTTGCTGATAAGGTATTTTATCTTTATCTTTTATCTTATCTCTTATCTCTAATCTCTTATCTCTTATCTCTATATGGACATTGTCCAATTGATTGTCCACATCTTGTCCATGAGACAAAGTTTTTATTTCTGTTTGGACATTGTCCAGTTGTTTGTCCGCACGCTGTCCACGTTTAATTCTTGCCCATTTTGACTCACTTCCGACCATGTCACCTATTCCATCTATCGTTAAACATCCGTTTATATCCTCATACACAAGCCCTAACTGTTTGTATAATTCAAGAGCAACAATTACCGTATTACGGTTAAAATATTTTGTATCTCTAACGATTTTATCGACATCATAAGGCACGATCATTTCACCTATTTTGCTTGCCATTACTCCGTTTGAATTTAGAGTTTTCAAGCATAACATTTGATATAAAACTATATATTCACATCCATTTTTCTGTCCGAGCATGAAATCAATGGTTGGCTCTGTAAAAAAATCATCCATCAATTTCAGCCAGTAGTAACGTTTATTTTCTGCCAATTTACCACCTCAATATGTATTTTTTAATCATAAAAAATATTCCAGATTCATTGCTTCCGAGAGCAATTTTAAGTAATAAATAACAGTATCTTTTTGGTCTTCTGTTAAATTTTTGCTTCGGTAAGCTCTATTCAAACCTATTTCACATAGCTTGTTTCCCCATGTAGGACTACAGCTATATCTGCAATCTAATCCTCGTTCTACTTCTGCATATATTTTTGTATACATATATTTGCTTTTAAAGAAGTAAGGGTCTTCAATAAACTTTTTAATAACTTCCTCTGCTAAAAAATGAATTTCATTAATGTAATTTTCGTTATATGAAATATCTAATATTTTTTTAGCTTTAGATACTTCATCGTAATCAATCCCAGAAACAATAATGTTACACTTTTTAGTTGCTTCGTTTATTTTTTGCATAAAGCACATTTCTTTTAATTCACATTCATTTTTAAACGCTTTATACTCATTTTTTAATTGTTGTAACTCTTCTTGAGCTTTAAAAATTCCTTTCATTATGCCTCCTATTTCAACATATCTCGATAATAAACTGTATCTATGCCTAGTTGTTCAGCATATTCTAACGTTGTGTTGATTAATTTACACATTTCTTCTTTGTTCATTTTGCTGGATCCTATAAATACTTTGCAACGTGCCCATTTAGTGCCATTCTCACGCTTTTCATAGCCTAATACTTGTAAAGCTCTTACCTCTTGCTTTAACGTATCCAACGCATCTACGAGGCATACCATATACTCATACTTTGCATTTGCCTGTGATAGCAATATGCAATACATATCCCACTCATCATCACTTGATGCGTTTGGATGTTTTGTAATCTCGTGGATCAGCGCCCACAAGTAATTGTTTTGATTTATACTGCGTTTGCTTTTTACTTCTGCAATTTCCAAGCTGTACGCTTTTTTCTGTAACTCCTGGCAATATCGTTTGTAATGATAATTGCTTACCTCAAATGTTACTTCTAGATTGCCATCCTCATTTATCGCTTTACGTAAATAATTAGCTACTATCTTTGTTTTAGCCATCAACATCACCAAGATAATTTTTGTTAAACACCATCATAAATGTATCATGTCCATATAGTGCCTCAAAACGCTCTTGACACTCTCTTTTTAGGCGTAAATCTAACTCTTTATCAAAATGTACTCCGTGGTCTGACATGTTGTGATACTCCGCTGTAAGATAAACCCAACAACCCCATTTTTCAGACTTTTTTCGGTTCGCTGTGCCATAAAATATATGGTGCTTATGTAGATTGATACGGGAGTGCGTTACATAGCACTCCACATCAGTCTGCATTATTGATTTAGCCATTCTTCATAGCTCCCTTCTTCCATTTTTGACTTTATCAATGTCCTATAGGCTTGATTTACTTTTTCAATTTTTTCAGGGTTGTTCATGTCTGCGTCTTGATTATCACACCCTGTTTTTTCTGCAATCCACGATGATATACTTTCACTTCTGTAGTCAACGCCAAGTTCAGATAATTTTTTACGGCATTTACTCCACTCATAAACCAATTCGTCAATACTCTTGTGGTGCTGTTCTTTTACTTCTGTTTGTTCTGTAGATGCCTCTTTATCAGCATCATCTCCAGTACTGATCTTATAAGCCTTCATGAGGGCATACTTGTCAGCGTAAGTCATGCCTTTACCTGGTGCTTTGTCCAATGAATCAACTCCATCACCATATGATGTGATATCGATGTAATCATTTGTATCATCTACATTAACAAATCTGTATACAACTTTAAATCGCATCCAAAAACTGACAGTTCCGTACTGATTTTTGGTTTCTTTTGTCTCGTAAACTTCACGAGAATACGGAAAGGAATAAATTCCACATTCATGCTCTGCCTTTTTTACAGCATCCAATACATCACTTTCGTTAACAGCTTTATATGTACGCTGTTTACCTGCTTCAACTTCTATGTTTTTTGCTACCGTTTCAATCATTGATTGAGCCTTAAGCATTTTTTGATATATATTTAATGACTTTTCACTAGTCTTTATTGCTGTCTTTTCTGCCATTATAATTCCTCCCATGATAATCCGAGTTCTACAGCATAATTTAAAACTTTATCGTAATTTGCTTGACTACCTTTTATACATACCATTTTGTTTACTGCCTTATCCTTTTTGATTGGCATGCTTGGTATATCATTGTGCACCCCACAGGTGGTAATTGGAGGTACTTTTTTAAGCTGTTCTTCCTTCTTTTTTCTAAGATCTTCCGCACGTTTTTTAGCCGCCATTTGTGCATCATATATTGCAAAAGATTCCATTCTATCCCACACATCCATAAATATACTTTTTAGTAGTTCCTTATCCTCAACATCTGACCTCTCTAACAAACTATATTCAAGTTCATAATCTGCAATCTTTTTTATAACGCCTTCTTGCCATTGCTTTTGTTTACAAGATTTATTAAGCCATTTAGTATCCAGCACTTTATCAAATGGTATCTGTAGCTCATTTAGATTTTCAATGTAATAAGAGTGTATTTTTTTTCTCTTTTCTTCTTTTGTTTGCTCATCAACCGTTTTAACTCCAGCATCCAAAGCATCTTTATATCCTTCTACTATTTTTTCCGCCTTCATCAATGTATCTTTAATTGGTGCCCATTCATCCAAAATCTTATTTTCGAAATCAATGCGTGTACGTTTTGCTTTATCGATTGCATTCTTTAAGATTTTTTTATCTTTTACCGCTTGATCATAATTATCTGCTGCTACAACATAGTTGTATTTTTTATACTCGTCGCTTTTTACCAAAACAAGCGTTGCATCGGCATTGCTTTGTAATCCTGTATTTGTTTGACTAATTGTTACTTCGTATTCCATTTATTTTTCCTCCTCCTGCTTAAATCTTTCGATAGCTATCCTTTTTTGTTCTTCATAGATTTTCATAAAACTAGATTCGACTACATTAATAGCTTCTTCTTTCGACATATTTGTTGGTATGTTGTTACTACTAAAAGCTCTCCTAAACCAATCTTTATATGACTCTATTTTTAGTTCTCCAGTATCTTCGTTTTTAGCTATATTGACACTTTTATTCCAGTCATAAAGCAAATCTTCGACCAGTTTTTGTTTGCCATATTCCAACAGTTTATTATCTATAACGCTTAATTTACCGCCAGTGTTTACAGATACTTCTTTTTTTGACTCCAACATTTCAACTTTTCTTTTAAGTACCTCATTTTCGTCATACACATTAATGATTTCACTGATGATTTCTATTTTGCTCATTATCTATTTTCCTTTCTCGCCACACTTCTTCTGTGTGATCTACTTTTTTATCTAAAACTTCTTCTTGATCCACGTCTACGTAATCAGGATCACGTCTATCTACATGCCTAACTGGATGCTTTGTATTGCCAGTATGATTAAACAACATACAATGCCTATACCTCCACATATCAAACCTACAAACATCATAAACAAATGATTTTTAAACTCATACATGTTCTTCTAGCTCCTCGATTTCTTTAAGTGTTACGCTTGACGGATTCCACCCGGTAATAAATCGGCATGCCTCATCAAAGCGGTGTGCACGTATTTGTGTACGTGGATGTGCATCTAACGCATTACAGATATCACTATTGATACCATGTCTTAACGCTCCTACTTGGCTACTGTTCCAAGTGTACTTATAGACTGCCTTTACTTCTTGTACTCGTCTATTAACAAGTTTTCCAATATACCCATATTGTGTAGGATCTATTTTTTGGTCCTTTTCGATTTTTGTTACACGCTCGTCGATTTCCTTAACTTTTCCCTTTTGGTTGTGTGCAACCTCTAGTAATAGATCCAATTTTTCTTCTGGGGTTGTTGGGATACCTTCTTTTAGTTGTTTTTCCATTTCGTTAAACGCCTGAATGTACCTCAACTTCCAATCTAAAGCACTCTTACCAGTAAACCCCATGACCAGCAAGCTGAATCCATCCCGATTCATTAAATACATCGGATATCGCTTTCCTCTGCTTTCGTATGTTGTTTCATAAAATAAAGATTTGGCGGCTGAATTTTCAGCTACGAGATTTTCTATAGATTGAATAACGTTTTTGTGCTGTTTTTCAAAGCTTTCTGCAACCTGTAAACTTGATACCACTGGTTGCTGGTGGTCTTGATCATATGTAATATTAATTATTTGCTCCATTTGGATGATCCTTTCATTTAAATGTGATAAATTTGTTTTTTTATCAGTGCGATTTCTGGTAATTAGTGATAATAAAATAAGATAATGTGATAATCATAGCTTTTAATATACTTAGTTCTACACAATTGTATAATTCAAAAGTAAATGTTAAGATTAGCAATCCAACTATGTCATATTTCGTATCATGTAACGCAAAAATTAAAGCCTTTTTCAATTTATGCATTTTTATTCACTCCCTTGCTTTTTGTCTTCGTATCCCTTATAATTTGCTTGTGGAGCTTTTTATAAGGGCTTGACGATTAGACACCACGCTTTGGTCGGCAGGAGGTGTCTTTTCTTTTGCTGTCATTTCAAACTGCACTCCGGGATACTGCTGTCCAAGTGCATACGCTATTGCATTAGCGATTTTTTGCGCATCATTTAGATTAAAATCCTCTAATGTACGTTTCCCTTTCTTCATATCATTACATCACTTCCTTTCTAAGCTTAAAGATATAATCCTTTTTTTAGATTTTCTCTATATTCGCTTAAAGCGAGTTCATCGCCCAAAAAAATAAAGTCACTAGATACACCATATATTTTAGCAAGCTTTTGCAATTCAAATCCGTCTGGCATAGTCTTACCTTTTTCCCAAGAAACGATTGTTTCTTTTGTTTTATTCAATATTTGGGCAATTTCTTTTTGACTGTATCCGGCATTGGTTCTACACGCTTTAAGCGTAATTTTCATCTTATTCAACCATATCACCTCGCTTTCTGTCTATAATTATACTCGCTAAAAGTGAGTTGTCAATAAAAATTATAATTTTATTTCAACTTTTAATTGTATTATCTCGCTTTTAGTATTATAATCAAGTCGAAGGGAGATATAATCATGAATGAAAAAGATAAGCAAAAATTAATTTTTGCCTCAAATTTTAATCATCAATTAAAAATACATGGTAAAACCCAAAAAGATATATGCAATTTGCTTAATGTAAGTACAAGTACAGTATCTGACTGGTCAACTGCTAAAAAATATCCCAGAATTGATAAGATTCAAGCAATCGCTGACTACCTAGATATTTATAAATCTGAATTAACAGAAGAGTATCATAATCAAAGACACAACATTGATGCTATTAAAATCCCGGTGCTAGGTAAAGTTGTGGCCGGTATACCTATTGAAGCAATAGAAGAAATCTTAGATTACGAGGAGATAAATTTAGAGTTAGCTAAGACTGGTGATTTTTTTGCTTTGCAAATAAAAGGCGACAGCATGGAACCAAGAATGCAAGAAGGCGATGTTGTAATAGTACGTAAGCAAGAAACAGTTGATACCGGAGATATAGCAATAGTATTAGTTAATGGTGACGAGGCTACAGTCAAAAAAATTAAGATATTAAATGATGGTATTATGTTAATACCATTTAACAGCAAGTATGATCCTTGGGAATATACCGCAGAAGATATCGAAAAATTGCCTGTTAAGATTATAGGTAAAGTTGTTGAGTTAAGGGCAAAATTTTAGTAAACACATCTTTAGATGTTTACATATCATGAATAGCAAAGGAGGAAAAGGAATGAGGAAGTTATTCATAGCATTAGTTTGCACTTTAGTAGTATTTGGTTTAACAGCATGTGGAGGAGAATCAAAGAAAGCCACTATCACAGGAAAATGGGAAGGAACAGGAAGTGGAGAAGGAGCTGAAATGACCATTGATGAAACAACAATTAAATTTGAAGATGGTAGTGGTGGTAATTACAAGTACGATGCAGACACCAACACAATGACGTTAACAGAAGGTGATCAAAGCGTTGATATTAAAGCTGTACTAGATGGTGATACATTAACAATTAATATGAGCGGACAAGATATAACATTTAAGAGAAAATAAAAAAAAGCCCTGTGCTGGTAACACAGAGCAAATAAACGGTACTGGTAATACCGTCTTGGTACAATAAAATGACTTGGTCGGTCATAGCTTTTATTGTACCTACATTTTAACATAAAAATGGAGGTTATAACAATGATTAAACAAAAAGTGCGATTATATGCGCGTGTATCGACAGAAGAGCAAGCCAGAAAGAAAAACTCTATACCGGCTCAATTAAATAAACTGTATGCCTACTGTAAAGAAAATGATTACGAAGTTGTTAATGAATATATAGATGAAGGCATATCTGCGAGTACAATAAAAAAGCGTAAGGCATTGCTTAGGATGTTGAATGATCTACAGCGTAATGATATTATACTTTTTACGAACTTGGATAGATTTAGTCGTAATGTACTGGATGCAAATAAAATGATAGAAATGTTTGAACCTTTAAATGTATCATTTAAAGCGATAGGCGAAGAAGATATAGATATAACCACAGCAGATGGCAGATTTTTATTTAATCTGAAAGTAAATTTGGCCGAAAGAGAACGTGCTAAAGTATCTGAGCGTATATTAACAGTGTTTGATTATAAGTTGTCTCAAGGCAAATTGATTAACGGACGGCTACCAAGAGGATATACTCGTAGTGCTGACGGTTATGCAGTAATAAATGATGATGCAGATTTTATAAGAGACGTTTATCGTACATTTGAGGATGTAAGACAAATACGTACACTTACTCGCGTCATCAATAACAAATATAAATTAGACTTATGTAGTAAGACTTATAGACGCATACTTAAGCAACAAGCCTACATAGGTCTGTATAGGGATAAATATATTTTCCCACCAATAATTAAAAATGAACAGTTTGAGCGTGTACAACGTATATTTGATGGTAATACAATTAAAGCAACAAAAAATCAAACTTATATATTTAGCGGACTTATCAAATGCAAAGTTTGTGGTATGCGACTTGGGGGTAGTTCGAGCAACGGAAATAGTGGTGATCGCAAATTAAAATACAAAATGTACAAATGCCCTAAGTGCCAAAGGGGCAATGGCGCACATCAATGTCTGGCAGAAAAAAAGCTAGAAAAACACCTGTTGCCTATTGTAATGGATGCAATACAAAATAAAATATACACTTTGAGTGCGTATGAATCACAAATCACACAAAACAGAGATATCATAGATGCCACTAAAGATAAAATTAAACGATTACAAGATTTATATATTGACGGTAAAATTAGCAAAGAACAATTTGATAATAAATATGAGGTCTTAATAAAATTTTGGATGAAGAGAGTAAAAAAACTAATTTAAAAATGATTGCAAAAGCAAAAGAAGATTACGAAAAGCTATTAAACATGAATATATCGGAAATATATGATCAATTTGATGATAATGGTAAAAGCGTTTTTTGGCACTCTTTTATTGATTACATTGTTGTAAATGACTATGATAATATCGATATTTTTTTGCAATAATTATGTTGCATAATCAGACTATCTCATTGATGTATGCTTCTCCATAGTCAATGAAACAGATATCCCCAACACGTATGGACAATCCCATTTCTATACAGTTATTAAAATGTCTACGTATTCTTAAATTCTGATCACTGATCATTCGTGGAATAGCTTCCTTCACGGGCAAAGTCTGATAATCGGCACTTTTCTCTTCCACATACAAATCCCACAGCTTATTCCAATGTTTACTATTGGATACACTTTGTTCTTTATACTCATCTTCTAAAATTTCATATAATTGTTTTACTTCCAT